GGTAAAAATGTCTGAAATATCAGTTGCTGAATATGTAAAGAGAAAAGAAGAGTTAGAAAGAACACTAACAGGCCATATTGCTGAATTGATCAGTAAATTTGAAAAAGATACAGGCGTAAATGTACAAGATGTTTATGCGAATTTTTCTAGCGCCACTTGTTTGGGTGGTTCTGAAAAACACTTTCTAACTGGTGTGACAGTTAAAACCTCAATTTCTAATTAATCCAATTTATTAATTCAATAGCACCTTCGGGTGCTTTTTTTTGTGAGAAGAAAATGATCAAAGAAGTAACAGAGCAAGAGTTAGCTGAAAAGTCTGTGGCACCCCGAGTAACTAAAGCGCAAATTGATTCATTGATGGAGCGTGTTACATATACGGTTGAGCAACGCCCCGGAGGCACAACATCTACTTTTGTCCATGCATTTTTAGATGGAAAGTTTTTTCTAGCAACGGGTTTTAGTGCATGTGTGAATGCTGAAAACTTTGAAGCTGAAATTGGTGAGCGTATGGCTCGTGGAAATGCAGAAAAGTCAGCCGAAAATAAACTTTGGGAGCTAGAAGGCTACCGTTTATTTGCAACAAATTTCTAAGTTTTCAATCGAAATACAGCGTCCTAATGGGCGCTTTTTTAATGCCTGAAGCTAAGCAGAGGGTTCAACAATTAAACCCGCTAAGCGGTATCTCTAGGAGATTTTTAAATGCCAGACGAAATCAAAGTTGATTTGGAAAATCCTGAAATTAAAGCAGCTATTCAAGACGCCGTTGATGAAGCTGTTAAAGGTCTTAAAGATAAGAACGCTGAACTTATCAAAGATAAAAAAGAGTTGAAAGATGAACTAGGTTCATTGAAATCAAAGGTTGAGGGTTTAGATCTGGATGCAATCAAGGTCCTGCTTGATAAATCAAATCAGGATGAAGAATCCAAACTTATTGCAGAAGGCAAGATTGAAGAAGTTATTCAGAAACGCACTGAGAAGATGCGTGAAGAGCATGACAAGGTTCTTAAGGCAGAGAAAGAACGGGCAGATAAAGCTGAAGCTTATGCCGAGAAATTCAAGAAATCAGTAGTGCAAAGCCAAATTGTTCAGGCTGCTATTGAACTTGAAGCACTGCCAGAAGCGACCCCTGATATCGCCTTTTTAGCTCAGACAAAGTTTGCATTAGATGAAAACGGCAAAGCTGTGGCAGTTGATGAAAACGGGGATGTGGTCATTGGTAAAGACGGTCAGACACCGATGACCCCAAAAGAATGGGTTGAATCTCTACGCGAGCAAAAACCGTATTACTGGCCTAAACCTAATGGCATGGGCGCACCTGGTAGCAACAATTCAAAAGGTCAGCCAGACATTCTCAAAGCCGATGGCTCGGTAAATATGACCAAATTAGCGCAATTACGAAATGAAAATCCGCAACTAGCTAAAGAGCTAGCGGCAAAACACGGTATTAAACTTTAAGGAGTAAAGCCTAATGGCTGAGACAAAAATTGCTGATGTAATCGTACCTGAGTTATTTACTCCGTACGTATTAAATAAGACTGCCGAGAGATCTGCATTATGGCAGTCAGGCATTGTTGGGGAGCTTGATGAAAAAGTCGCTTTTGGTACGGAAGGCGGTACTACAGTAAATATTCCTTTTTGGAATGATTTAAGCGGTGAGTCCGAAGTACTTTCAGATGGTAAAGCTCTTGGGGTAAATAACATCACTGCTGGTAAAGATATTGCTATTTTGCATGCCCGTGGTAAGGCTTGGGGTGCAAATGATTTGTCTAAAGCATTATCTGGTGATGACCCATTGGGTGCGATTGCTGATCTTGTAGCAGATTACTGGGCTCGTGAATTTCAGGGGTTTACCGTAAATACACTTAAAGGTGTATTTGGGTCTGCAAGCATGGCAGGTAATACCCATGACATTTCGGCTGGTACTGGAGCAGCAGCCGTAATTGATGGTCATTCATTTATCGATGCATCTTATAAACTGGGAGATGCTGTTGATAAATTAACAGCGATTTCAATGCACTCATTCACAATGGCAGCACTAGCCAAGCAAGGTTTAATTGAAACTGTGCGTGATGCTGATGGTGTGGTGCTTTACAAAACTTTTATGGATCGCCGTGTGATTGTCGATGACGGTATGCCAGTGGATGGTGATGTATTTACCTCTTTCTTGTTTGGCCAAGGTGCGATTGGTTTCCAAGATATTGGTGCACCAGTTGGTGTAGAGACTGACCGAGACAGCCTAGCAGGTACAGATATTCTTATTAACCGCCGTCACTTTGTATTGCATCCTCGTGGCATTAAGTGGGCAGGTGATACAGGTATTGCACCTAATAATGCTGGTCTAGCAACAGCCGCAAACTGGGAACGTGTCTACGATCCTAAACAGATCCGTATTGTGGCATTCAAGCACAAGATCAAATAACAAAAAGGCGGGTAACACCGCCTTATCTTTTTGGAGATCCACATATGGGACTTTCATCATTTAACCGTGCACGGGAAAGACAACAAATGACAGAAACAAAAATTGCTGAACTCGAAGAACAACTGGCAACAGTAAAGAGCGAATTTATTGCCTTTCAAAATGATACCGAAGCAATGAAAGCACGTATTGCTGAACTTGAATCAGGTGAAGGTGGTCAAACACCTGAAGATGACCAAAAACCAAGTAATACTCAACCACAACCAATTAACTATGCTGGTCTAAAAGTAGATGAGCTTCGAGCTGTACTAACTGAAAAAGGCATTGCATTTGAATCAGGTGCTAAAAAAGATGAACTTTTAGCATTAATTCCAAAGGAATAATTCATGAGCTTTATCACTGAACAAGAAGCGATAGAACATGTTGCAGGCTTTGATGCTTTATCTGCTAGTGATAAGGCTCAATACCTTCAGATGTCAGAAGCTTATCTATTAGCACGTAACGTTAAGCCTTATGAAGATGCTACCCAAGTACCTGAACCCTTAAAAACAGCCTCATATCAAATCATCAAGGGGATTATCAAGGGTGATCTATATCAAGGACAGGAACAGGTACTAAAACGCAAGAAAGTCAAAGCTGATACGGTTGAAACTGAAAAAGAATATCAGGACGGATCAGTAAAGCTTAGTGCGATTGAGCAATTCATTCTTGATTTGATTAAGCCTTACAGCAAACGAAAAGCTGTATTTTTTGTCAGGAAAATCTAATGGGCTTACGTGACGAAATTCAGGCAGATATTGCTGAAGCATTTAATGATGATTTAGCAGACGCCGTTCATACCTTTACATGTGAGCGGATCTCAAAAACGAATTGGGATCCTAAAACTGAAACATATGTTGAAGTTAAAGAAAACTATTCTGGTCGTGGCGTTCTGTTTGGTTCTTACAGTCAATATGAGATCCAAACACTTGGAGTATTGGCAACGGATAAGAAGGCGACCTTGCTGCAAAATGAAGTATCCATGACACCAAAAATTGATGATGAATGGTTAACAGCTTTAGGCTCATTCCGCGTTATTCATATCCAGCAGGATCCAGCCTCTACTATTTGGAAATGTCAGTTGAGGAAGGTATAAGCTTGTATTGATTAATTTAGTTGATTTAAGCTATATACCTATTTTTAAAATTCTTTCTTGGGGAAATTATGGGGTATATCGTTAAATTAACCGATTCTGGTAAATATTTAATTCCAGACAATGAGGGATTGCTTACTACAACAGATTCAAAAGAAAAAGCTGTAGAATTTGGACAATTAGATGATGAAGAGTCTGCTAAGTTAACTGCCCATAGTTTTAGTGGGGGAATGATAACTGGCGTTGATTTCATAATTGAGAAGGTGTAATTAAATTATGGCAACTCAAGCATATGTAATCGTCATCGAAATCCCAGAAAAGAAATGCCCAAATGTAAGAGGCAAATCTAGTCTAATTAAAGATGGTAAGGCAAAAGTTTATCTTTCAAATAATACAACTTCTAGAGATGCTGAAAATGGCTTTGACCGATATGGAATTACAGGTGGTCGAAATGCTGTAGTAGTAACTGAGGCAACATTTCCAAAATACGAAGAAGAAATTACTAACTATCTTAATCGAAGGTTTGGAGAAGACTGGTCTTTAAAACTAGAAAAGTGCTCAGTTGCATAAATTAAAACCCGCTTCGGCGGGTTTTTTCATGGGCGCAATTTAGGAGTTTGAATGGTAAATACAAACTACGTCCCTTTGTGGCATATCTCACCATTTCAGCATGTGCATTACACATTAGTTCGAAATCAACTGCATATGGATTTGCTATTTGAAGACATGAATAAGGTCGATCAATTCTTGTCTATTGAAGGGGCTGCAGCTCAGGTTGATTTCTATTCCGAAGGTGCATATGCAGTTGTTCAGCTTGGTGATACTTCAGAAAGAAATCAGATTGAAGTGTATGGATTGCTTTTACATGAAGCTGTTCATGTCTGGCAAAAGATTAAAAAGCTAATGGGTGAACGAGAACCAAGCTCTGAGTTTGAAGCGTATTCAATTCAAGCGATCGCTCAAGACCTTTTTAAAATGTATGAAGAAAGTGAGGAAAAGCATGGGATGGAAGGGGAAAAAGCCGACTAGTTTTAGTTTTGAGGTGTCTAAAGCAGCAGAAGACCATGTGAAGCATATTGTCATGGATACTGTGCAATCTTTAGTTAATTTAAGTCCTGTTGATACTGGGGCTTATCGTGCTTCACATATGGTTTCGGTTGGATCCGCTGATTACGGTGTACGTGAACCTGAAACAAACCCTATTAACGATGCAGCGATTCAGGCAATGAAGATTAAGCTAGGCAATCTGGTTTATATCCAGAACAATAAAGCTTATGCACTCCGCTTAGAAAATGGTTGGTCTGATCAAGCGCCACAAGGTATTTATGGCCTCACTTTTAATTTTATTTCTCAAAAGTATGGTGGCTAAAATGGCAATGACTTTAGAGCAGACTAGGCAAGCTATTATTGATCGCATGCAAAGCTTTACGGGTATTGCTCAGGAACGGATTCAGTATCCAAATGCACCAGGCTTTACGGTGCCTAAAGAAGGTTTATGGTGCCGTTTAACGATTGCAGGTGGGCCGAGCTTTATTTCAGGCATTGCAGATAAGCCATGTACACGCCGTACCGGTAATATCATGATTCAATGCTTTGATCGACTTCATGTGGGAGAAAAAGCTTTAACGGTTCTTGGTGATGCTTTGCTGGCACATTTTGAATATTTCACAATCGAACACTTAGAATGTTTGAATGGACAATCTATTTATGCGGGTAAAGATGCTGATTTCATTCAGTATAATGTGAGTATTGGGTTTAAGGTGAATTGATATGTCATGTATGCTGACTTTAGAAGAAATCGAAATTAAACGGCAAGAACTGGAAAGACATCTTGAAGATGTTATGTCTGTTGAGTTGAGCAAATGGCAATCTGAAAACAAGCTATGTGTTTCTGATGTGAATATACGCTTGGCTAATGTTGACAGCCTCGGAGGACCTAAACATAACGTTGTTACTGGAGTAAGTGTCGATTTAGATAATGAGCTTTGAGTTCAAGAAAAAGCTACTGCAAGGCGATTATTTTTAACGACCTCAGCATATTATCATTTGTGATTACATTCTGTTACAGTAATAGAAATTTATAACAAATGGTAAAACATGAAAAAATCAACTTTAGGCTGGGGTGCCGCAGGATTAGTAGCTTTAGGGATTTTTGGTTCAGGCAATGATAACTCTCCAAAACAAACTTCAGACTCAGAAAATGCGCAGAGTGCAGTAGAGGAAGTTATCGAATCAAAATATATCAACACTAATTCTTTAAATATTAGAGATAAACCAAACGGTCACGTAGTAGGAAAGTTAGGACGTGGAGAAAAAGTTGATATTTATGAGACGAAAGGAAACTGGGCACGTATTTCCTTAAATTCCTCATCACCTCAGTGGTTATCAACAAAGCTATTATGTGAAACGGATGGTTGCTTTAAACAAAAGTCTCGATCAACCACGTCAAATAATTATCAGGCCTTAAAATCTCATCCTCATCATTCTGAAAGAAAACAGAAAAAAACTTACTACGATAGTGATTGTTCATGTGCTGTGGTGGATTATTGCGTGGGTCCTAGAGGTGGGCACTACTGTATTACGAGTGGAGGAAACAAGAGATATAAACCTAGATATTAATTAATTTGAATTATGAGACCTCCATTTTGAGAGGTACTTTATGTCTTATTCACTACCACCTCATCGGTGGTTTTTTTATGTCTATAGGAATCACTTATGAGCAATTTTGTTTTTAAGCGTGGTGACACATTCAACTTGAACTTGCAGCTGGTTGATATGGATGAAACCTTGCAGTATCCACCTGATGATGTTCGCCGTGCAATTGATCTAACAGGTTACACCTTCACTTCACAGGTTAAAGCTTTGGCTGATGGTGCTGCTGTGGCCACCTTGACTTGCGCAGCACTAAACCAGAGCACACAGAAGGGATGGCTTAACGTTAAATCAGGTGCAAGTACAGCAGCTTGGCCTTTAGGTCTGTGCCAGATGGATATTAAAGCTGTTGTAAGTGGAGTCACCCAGCACACGGATACTCTGATTTTCCAAGTGATTGATGGGGTAACAGCATAATGGCAAATCTTGTTTTTAAATTTAGTTGGGATCACCGGCCGTTCCCTTATAACGCCTCACAAGGCAAGCGACAGTTCATGTTGCCATTTGCATCTGGCATCCCAAACTTAAACCCACAACTTTCACAGGTCCAAGGTGCTGGTACAGCAGCTGCAGCAAATCTTACTACTTCAGTTTCAGATGATACGATTGGGAGAGTGCTTCGGGTTGGTGATTTTGGTTTAGGGAAACCATTAAGAAACACAGATGTTAATGGAAGTGATCTGAATAATATGACCACCGTGGGGTTCTATGGCAATGACACATTTGCCAGTGCAACTCTTGCTTTAAACTTTCCAGAGGCTGGTGTTGTAGGGTCATTGTTAGTATTGAACGTTGCTGGAACTAATAATTACCGTAATCAGGTGTATATTTCCGCATCAAGCGGCCGGATCTGGTTTCGCTCTACCTCAGATTTAACCAACTGGACGCCATGGAAGCGATTACTGGATGCCAGTAGCGCAGAATACCAGCGTATCGTGAATAATGGTTTTGCCGCTAACTTTGCACTGACCAATGTCGCGTTATCAACCTTAGATTCCCGAGGTAGTTTTATCGGTTTACAGAGTACTGGGGCAAATGCTTCGGCTGCAGGAGATTATCCCGGTATTTTTGCACAGTATATTCTTGGACTAAACATTGCCAGTGCAAGCGAACATGCGGCACAAATCAGTGTTGGAACTTCGTCTACTTAT